GTGGAGGCCCGCACCGGCAAGGCGCTGATCCGGCGCGTGTTTGGCTGGACGGTCTATGACTGGCGCGATCCAGAGGTGCAGGCGCTGCCTGTGGCCCCGGTGAGCGCGTTGTCAGAGCTGACATTGACGGATGCGCAGGGCGGGACTGTGACGGTGGCTTCAAGTGCCTATCAGCTGGTGCAGGACAGCCATCGCCCAGTGGTGCGCGCCGTGGCCGGATCACTGCCGGGCATTCCGGCGCAGGGCAGTGCCACGCTGCGCTTTGAGGCCGGGTTTAGCCCTGTGTGGGATGACATTCCGCCGGATCTGCGGCAGGCGGTGCTGCTGTTGGCGGCGCATTATTATGAGTTTCGCCAGGACACCACGCTGAGCGAGGGATGCATGCCATTTGGGGTGACCAGCCTGTTGGAGCGCTACCGCGCTGTGCGGCTGAGCCTTGGGGCGGTGGTATGACCCGGATGTCGGCCACGGTGACCCTGTCGCGCAAGTTGATCCTTGAACGCCCGCTGGTGGCGCCGGATGGGGCTGGCGGCTTTGCGCGCTCCTGGGAAGTTCTGGGAACGGTCTGGGCCGCGGTGCGCGCGCGCAGTGGGCAGGAGCGTGATGCAGGCGAGGTGACGCTGAGCCGCGCGCGCTACAAGATCACGCTTCGCGCCGCGCCGGTAGGGAGCGAAGAACGCCCAACGCCGGACTGCCGGTTTCGGGACGGGGACAGGGTGTTTGCCATCGAAGCGGTGGCCGAGGCGGATCCGTTTGGGCGCTATCTGGAGTGCTATGCCAGCGAGGAGGTCGCGCAATGAGCTACGGAGCGGGATTGGCGCTGCAGACAGCGGTTTATCAGGCGCTGAGTGCGGATGCGGCGCTGAACGGGCTGGGGGACGGCGCAATTTTTGACGCGATGCCAGCGGGGGATGTGCCTGCGTTGTTTGTGTCGCTGGGTGCGGAAACGGTGCGGGACCGCTCGGACAAGGATGGCGGCGGGGCGGAGCATCGGTTTGTGGTCTCGGTGATCTGCGAGGCGACGGGGTTTGCGCATTGATCGCCTGGCGGTGGACGGCACTTTTGACCGCGACACTTTCCCCCGATCTGGCCTGGGCGTCTGGGATCAATCCCGCGCGGGAAACCCGTGTGTTGACCTTTGCGCTTGCCATCGTGGTTGCCGTGGCGCTCAAGGCGGTGGGCGCGCTCTTGATCGGCGCCATGCTGATCATCCCGGCTGCCAGCGCGCGCAGCCTGTCGCGCACCCCTGAGCAGATGGTGTTCATCGCTGCAGGATTGGGCATTCTCGCCGCTGCGCTGGGGCTGTGGGGCGCATGGGAATGGGACAGCCGCGCGGGGCCAAGTATCGTGAGCGCGGCGGCGCTGCTGTTTGGGCTTAGCATGATCTGGCGGTGGGCGTGGGGCTAGCCAAAGCCCCCCAACCTTGCCGTGTGCATTGGGAAACGATGGGCGAAACCCGTCCGCCCATCGTGTTCGCGCGTCGGGACTGTCATCCAGTTATCAGGGTCACTCTTTTGAACGATCAGGATGCGTTCCGTTCAAAACCGAATAGATTGTTTCTGTGAGCTTGCTGGATTGGAACGGCTTGGTCAGGAGGATCTGATCCGAGCCACCCGCGCCAAATCGAGAAATCGCCTCGGCGGGGTATCCTGACATGAACACAGTTTTGATGCGCGGGTGGCTGTCGAGGATTGAATCGATGAAATCCGGGCCGCTCGTGCCCCCTGGGAGAACCACGTCGCTGAGAATTAATGACACCTCAGGCGTCTTGGCGAGGGTGGTTCGCGCGGACTGGGCATCTTGCGCCGTAATCACATCATAGCCTTGCCGTTTAAGCATCTTTTTCGTGAGCGCACGCAGCGCTGGGTCATCTTCGATCACCAGAATGATCTCACCTTGCCCCTTGGGAACGGGGGGGGATGTGCTGGCAGCGGGTTTGGGAAGCTCTGCGCCCGCACGCGGAAGATACAGCGTAATGGTCGTGCCTGATCCCAGGTCACTTTCGATACGGGCGGCGCCCCCCGATTGCTGCGCAAACCCCAATACCATTGACAGGCCAAGGCCGCTGCCCTGGCCGACGCCCTTGGTGGTAAAGAAGGGTTCAAACGCGTGCTCAAGGGTTTCTTGGGACATGCCGGTGCCATTGTCGATGATCTTAAGGACAACATAATCACCGGGCGCCAGCGCCCGTGCGCCGCTCTGCTGATCGGAAACGATCGTTTCATTGGAGCTTGTGATACAAAGCGCTCCGCCATCAGGCATGGCATCACGGGCGTTCAAAGCAAGGTTCAAGAGAGCGTTTTCAATTTGCCCCTCATCGGCAAGCGCGGTCCAGGTCTCGGAGTCTGCGTTCAGATCAAGACTGATGGTCTCGCCCAGCACCGGATGGATCAGATCGGGCAGGCCGGCCAACAGGCTGACAATATCCACGTTCGAGGGTCGCAGCGGTTGGCGGCGCGAAAACGCCAACAGCCTCTGGGTCAGATCAGCCCCCCGTTGGGCCGAACGCATGATCGCGTTCATAAGCGGGGATACGGTTTCATCCTCGATCAGGTCAGAGATCAGTTCGATATTTCCAAGGATGACCGCCAACAAATTGTTAAAGTCATGTGCGACACCGCCGGTCAGCTGCCCAATAGCGTCCATTTTCTGGGCTTGGTGCAACTTGTCTTCCAGCGTGATCCGGTCGGTGATGTCCGAAAGCACCCCGACCGAACGGACCGCGCGCTTGTCGTTTCCACGCACCGCATGACCGCGGGCCAGAAACCACCGGTATTCGCCCGATTTGGTGCGAAGCCGTTGTTCGGTATTGAGGGCAACAGAGGGGGTCTTGAGATGCGCAATGACCGATTGATGAAACCTCTCACGTTCATCGGGATGGATAAGTGACAAATAGGATTCCCGGGCAAGCGCATAGTATTCTTCGGCGGTGTATCCTAGGGTTTCAGCAAATCCCGGGGACAGGTACAGTTCTTTCCGGGTCAAATCCCAGTCCCAGATTGATACCTGCTCAACCGCGAGAGCAAGGCGTTCTTCGCTGGCGCGCAGGGCCTGGGCGCTTTTGACCTGTTCGGTCACATCCTTGCCCACAGTTGCGATACAGCCATTTGACAGTTGCTGTTCATGCAGCCTGAGGATCTGACCGCCCCGGCGGTGAACTTCGAACGGCTGCGGGTTGGGCGCGTAGCGCCGTTTGACGCTTTGGGCGATAAAGTCGTCAATCGCGAGCGTCATGTCAGGCATGTGACCCGCTTCGGCACCCGCGCGGATGAAATCTTCAAAGCGGGTGCCGGGAACCAGAACATGCGGGACGTCATGATTGATCAGGCGGAACTGCCGGTTGCCAAAGACAAGGCGGTCCTCTTGATCCCATAGGCTGAACAATTCGCTCATGCCTTCGACCGAGTCGGCGAGCATCTGATTCGCGACTTCTGCGGCACGTTTGGCCTGAACCGTTTCTGTGATATGAGAGGCAATTCCACGGTATCCCGTGAATTTTCCAACGCTGTCAAAAGCTGGCACGCCGGATACGCGCAACCATTTTTCTTCGCCGTTTACAGTTATGGAATATTCAAAATTTTTAAAGGGTTGATGGGCCTCAAGTGATGCGAGATGCGCGTCCCATGCGGCGTCATTATCATGACTCGGGTGAAGAAAATCTGACCGGGTTTTGCCAAGAAAATGGTCCACCGGAACGCCAAGCGCGTCGCGAACCCCTTCGGAAAACCAGCAGAACCGCAGGTTTTGGTCCATTTCCCAAAACCAATCCGAGCTGGAGACCGCAAAATCCCGTAGCCGGGTTTGGCTTATACGCAGGCTTTGTTGGCGATCCAGCAACAAGTGACTGAGTGTAGCAAGGACAACCGCAATCGTCGCGCCAGCATAGAGGATGGCTTCGTCTGTCATCTGGTCAGCGGTCTGTCGCCAGACGGGATTTGGTGTCGCATAGATCTGCCACGTGCGGTTGCCGACCGCGATGTTGTCGGGAACCGATGTGACGGTTGCGGGGTCGTTTGTCTCAACGTCCGCAAAGAATATATCGCTGGAATCCGCGATGGTCAGATGGAAGCGCCCCGCTTCAAAGGCATTCAACGTCGACGCGATCAGCGTGTCACTGCGAAACACCGCATTTAACATGCCAGCGGGTTCGCCGTTGTAGGTCAGCGGCAAATAGATCACAAACCCTGTCCCGCCCTGCGCCAGTGTCAAAGGGCGGGTGACGTGCATGTGGTTGGTCAAAAGCGCCTTAGCCATCGCTTCGCGCGGGATATCCAGCCGGTTCAAATCCAACCCCAGTGCGGCTTCGTTGCCGATCAGGGGGGTTACGGTGCGGATAATCCCATCCGTGTCCACCCAGTTCAGCGCCTGAATGTTATCGAACAGATCATGGACGAATTGTGTTTCTGCACGGAATGCCTCGGGATCACGTGGATCGACGCTTTCGAATTCGGCCCCCAGTACCATAACCGCATTCAAATAGGCGTCCAGATGTGTCCCAAGTCTTGTGGCAAAATTGGCCCGGAACAACCGGCTTTCCTGGTTCAGCTGACTGCGCTGCATATTACGATGGGACAGGCTAAGGGCGAACGACACGCAGAAAACCAGAACCAGAATCCCTATCGGGATCAGGAATTTCGGCTGAAAGATGCGCATCATACGGTAAGTTCGTCCTTGTTACCAATACCGTTACCGCAATCTTAGTTTAGCTTTGGTGAAAGTGCCACCTATGCGATTGTGTTAGGTCCGTGTTTTGGGTCTCCCCCGAGTTGGCTCTGCGCCTAGCGCGGATGTCGCCAAGGGATCAAAGGGATCAAGGGGATCACTTGCCGGTCCCGATGCGGGGGATAGGCGTCGGAGCGCGGCGCGGGCGTGGCCTTCCATCCCTTCCATGCGGCTGATCCGGGCGGTGCGTTGCGCCAATTCATGTGCTGCACTGCGCGTCGCGCGCTGCCAGGTGATGGTTTTTGTGAATTTATGCACCGACAATCCCCCAGTATAGCGCGCGGCGCCACTGGTCGGCAGCACATGATTGGGTCCAGAGGTCTTGTCGCCAAAGGCCACGGTGGTTTCTTCCCCAAGAAAAAGAGATCCATAGGCCGTCAGCCGGCCCAACCACCAATCGAGATTATCGGCCTGCACATGCAGGTGTTCTGGCGCATAGCTGTCTGAAACCTGCGCCGCTTCTTCACGGGTTTCACACAAGACTACCTCGGCACGGTCCTGCCAGGCGATACGCGCGGCGGCCGCGTTGGGATCGGGCAGGCTTTCGATCAGCGTAGGGGCACGGGCCCTGACCGCCTGTGCCAAGGCCCGGTGCGTCGTCCCCAGCCCGCCCGGGCGGTCCCCGGCATG